CCAAAAGTTAATTGACCTAATCCTGCTTGAGTTGCTGCTTGTTGTTGAGCTGCTTGCGTTAAAACGTTTTGTCCTGCAACCTGTGGTCCAAGTTCTCCTAACGTTGGTACACCGGCAGAGCCTGGAGCTCTACCCACTTGTTGGGTTAATAAATCGATATAGTTTTCTTGTGCTGCTTCTATTGCAGGGGATCGTCTTACTGTTTGTGTATAATCTGTTGCTGCCATTATGCTTTACCTACTTTTTCTGCTTGTTTCATTGTGTTGTATAATTTCTTAGATCCTTCTTCAACGCTGCCATTACCTATACCTCTAACAGCATCAGCAGTCATTACAAATTCATTTTTAGATAACATAGCGGGTACATCATCGGCTCTTTCTTTAATACCGACTGGTACAAAACCGCCTTCATCTCTGTAGTCTCTCTCAACTACACCTGCATTATTTTTTCTAATTTGACCTGTTGGCATTTTAGCATTCATAATACCACCTTCAGCTTTCATTTTAATTCCAAAGTCTCTTTCTAGTTCTATATCTATAAAAGAAACATCTTCGTCTTTAGAAAGTAAATAATCTCTTTCTAACATTAATTGTGCTACTCTATCAGAAGAACCTGTTCCATTTTTAAGACCTATTCTTCCACCGTCTTTTTTACCAAGACCCATAAGAGCAATTTCTTTTAATACTGCTGCATCTTCTGCATATCTATCTGGATTACTTAATACTCTATATAATTGAGGCATTGTAAAAGATCTATCAGATCCACCAGCACCCCCTAATTTTCTAAATAAATATGATTTTTCTGCAGAGCTAAATGTAATACCTGCCATTAAATCATTTTCTTGATCTTCATCGTCACCTGCTTCAACGTCAATAGTCATGATACCTACTTCTGCATCTTCTGGTTCAGAACCAAACTTTAATCCTATTCTACCACCGTTGGCGAATTCTGGAACAGGTCTTCCTTTAGCTGCATCACCATAAAGACTTGTAGTTGTATCTCTAAACATTCCTGACATTGCTTCAAAGTCTGATTTTTTAACCATCTTTGGTCCATCCTCTGTCATAATCATTATCATTTCTTCAGTGCTTGTATCTGGCATTATATCTTCTGTTAATTTTTCCATAATTAATTCATTAGCTCCTTGTTCATAACCTATTCTACCACCATCTTTTTTACCACCAAAGAAGTTAGTTAAGTAACCTGCGTACTCTGCTTTTTTATCTGCTTTAGTTAATTCATCATATTCTGCTTCAGTTAAATCGTCATCTACACCAGTTTCAGCTGCTAGTGCTTTGGCTTCTGCGTACGATGTAGTAAATGCTATCGCCCCAAATACTGCTGCTTTGTCTAGTTGTGTCTTTCCAGGTTGTCCTGGAATTGGTTTGGTAAATAAAGCTTTACCACCTTCTTTAGCTTTATCTAATACCTCTCTGCCTAAACCTGAATAATCTTTATTTTGAAACTTTTCTACAATACTTGAGAAAAACCCTTGATCTGGTTTTTCTTGTGGAACTAATGATACTTCACTAGCTAAAGCTTCTGTTCCACCTGGAACATATGATACTTCACTAGCTAAAGCTTCTGTTGGAACATTTGCTGTTGATCTCGATAAAGCACTTGCACTATCTCCGGCTCTTCCACTATCTACACTTATACCTTGAACACCTTCAGTTCCTCGGTTCGAGAAAAATTTACCAAGACCCGTGTCTGCACCTATAGGGGAACTAAAACCTTGAGTAAAACCACTAGGTGTAAACGCACCGCCTGATGCAAAAGGATTACCTTGAAAACCTGCACCACCTATATATCTTGCAGCTTGGCCACCGCCATAAGTTAATGCACCTCTTTTTAAAGAGTCACCAATACTGCCTGTTTGATCAAAACTACCAATACCAGCCATACCTGCTGCAAGAGCAGGGTTAAATGGAGCTACAAAAGGAGCAGCTTTAACTGCTATATCTGCAACTTCATTAGGTATAATTTTTCTTACAAACTTTTTAAGCTTGCTACCTAAGCCAAACTTTTCCCTAGGTGCGACTTGCATTATTCCGCCATTTGCATAAAGTTGTCTGTTCATTAAAGATCTAGATATCGCCATAATTTAAATATATTTACATTGTTAAGCAGGCGTAGAAATCCTGTAAATATGATACTTTATTTGATTTTTGTAGGCTCGTCAACAGATTTGACAGGTCTACTTCCTTGCCATAAATCATCTCTAAATCTACCGCAATAAGAGTATTCTCCTACGTGAGTAATATAGTCGTTTATGTAAGCGTGTACTTTACCACCTATGTCTGCCCATCTTTGACAAAAACCAAAGTCTTCTCCAAAATAACGTTTAGTCTTAGTGTCGTGTAAAGTATCAAATAAATTAAACATATTAGCTTTCTTCTCTTCTTTACCATTAATAATAGTGGGTTGAAATATTTCTAATTCTGGATACTCTTTAATCATTTTTTCCAATACTTCTCTTTTAATTAACATACATCCAGTGGGGGCATGTGAAAGCTCTATTACTCCTTTTTCACTTTGAATGTTGTCGGGGTCTTCTATTTTAACAGGAAAGGTATACCCTGATTTAGCTAAATCATCTGCTGTTTTAACAGCATCTACTTTTTCATGATACCTTCTCCATACTTTATCCCAACTTAACATCTTCATAGGGTAAGGACAAGAAATAACATCTTTATCTAACTCTAACATTTTAAATATAGTGGACCCATTAAAATCAATATCGGAGTCTATAAATAATAAATGAGTATAATTATCTTCATGGCTCAACATTTCAGCTACACATAAATTTCTACCTTGTGTAACCAAAGAAGACTTAAGTAAAGTAAAACTAACTTGTATTTTCTTTTGCCAACATTCTTGTTGAAACTTTAACACAGCTTGACAGTAATGCATGCTAACATCACTATGACAAGGAGTGCATACCATTATTTTATAAGGTGAAGTAGAGCCTAAGTTTATTTCTGTTACCCCTCCTTCAACTTTGTTAGTTTTAATAGTTTGATAAGTATCTTTATTAGAAACTATGGTTTTAGTCGTACTGTCTTTAGTAAACCAGATGGGTTCATTGTTTTTGCCCGAGGGCGTATTACTTTTTTGCATTAATTGCTCCTTGTAAAAATCTAGTCCACGAAGAAGCTTGTTTAGGCCATCCGTAATACAAATGAGTATAACCTGACTGTGTAGTTAAATGATTGTGAATAGTAGGTTCATGTAAACTTTTAGCTGCTGCTTCTATGCCATAAGCAAATTTTTCAGCCAATCTTTTATACTCTTTATCATACGGTATATACATAGGGAATTCAGCACCTGTTTCAAAAAGAGCTCCATAATTAGTAGTAATACAATATAATCCCGCTGCCATAGATTCTAATAAAGATATGCATGAGGTTTCTTCAAAGATACTCGGGTAAACATACATATTATAATTTTTTATATTTTCCCTAATGTATTCGTTTGGTCTGTAACCAATGTAGTTTACATTTGGTAGCTGTTCTGCTTGTTCATACAAAGCTTTGTAATTGTGGTCGTTAGCTTCGTAAAAAGTTTTTCCATAAACTTCACAAGAAGAATAAACATCTAAACTAATTAATGGATTCTTAACTAATTGCATAGCACCTAATAATACACTTAATCCTCTCCACGGAGTATTTTGATGTATAATTTTAATAGGCTGACCTTCTTCGTAGGGTTTAGCTTTTTCTATTTTTTCAATACCATTTTTAATAACAATACATTTTTGGTCGGGTAGTCCAAACATCATTCTAAATTTTTCATGATTCCAATGTGAATTAAAAACGTACCAGTCATATATGTTATGATTAGCTTTATTTTTAAACCAGGGATATAAATTAGGTTGATCGTAAGAATTTTTTTGCCAAAGAATGTTTACTTTTTTTGGATCTATAGGTATTTTACCAGGAACACTAGTGCAAATCTGCACTTGATCTAATAAATTTTTATCTACGTACTTAGTTAAAAATCCAAGTTGTAGTTCGGTGCCCCCTTTAGGACTTGGGTTTCGTATTTTCATTTTGTTTATTCATAACTTTCTGCATTAAATCTAATCCTTTGGGAGAAACTTGAACTGTAACATCGGACACAACATCGGGTCCTTCTAATTTTTCTATAGAAGTTTCACCAGTTTTTGTATTTCTATAAGTTGTTATAGTCGTACAATTTATTTTTACTATATTATCCATTTTCATTCTCTCTGTTTATAAGCGCATAACTGACAACACCTGTTATTTCATTTGCTGTCCCTGCTTGCATCTTTATAACATCTCCTGCTTCTAAATTCAAGGTATTCTTTAACATATTAACAGTCTCTTTATTTAAATCCTCATGACCAATAATAACATCACTGCCCCCTGATTTTTTTAAAAATAAATCTGTGTCTACTGCACTAGCAGTATCGTGAACTGTTTGAACCGTTTTTACAATTGCTACCGCAGATACAGATATAGTTAGAACTGTAGTTAAATTAGTAGTTGTTAAATTAAATGTTTCGTTTTTATATTGTATTGTCATGATAAAAAATAATTAAAAGTATCTTGTTCGTTTTTTAAATCTTCTTGAAAAGAAAAATTAAGTTGTTGTTTCATTGTTGTCATAGACTCGATAATTTGTCTTTGATTTTCAACATCATATTCTTGTCTCGGTTCTGGTATGTAATTAGTTAATTTAGCCATTATCTTCTTCCATCTGGTTGAGCATCCATTCTAAAACTACCATAACGCCAAGTTTCACCTGCAGCATCGTTTTCAATTTTCAACGATAGTAATCTTCCTCGAGCTCTAGTGTCTACTTTATCAGTAGTGGCTGTTATTGTAAAGGGACCTAAAGGAGAACCTGTTTGAGTGTCCGATGGATAATCGGATATAAATAAAGTTACTTTAGAGTTACCTACTAAAAATTTATAATCAGGCATAAATCTTCTCATAGACATAAACAATTCACCATCATCAATGTCAAAATCTCCAGATCTTATAAAAGCATTAATTGAAGTTGTACCTGAACTATTGACCTGATCATTTCCTATTTCATGAGCATAATATATGGATGCTCCGTATTTATTTGTAATACCGCTAATTGGTAAAAAAACTGGAGTGCTTGTAGTATTATATTCGGTTGCGTAAGGTTTTTCAAAAACACCTTGATCTTGATAAGTGCTACGAGCAAGGGACGAAGTAGTCCATGCGTTTTCTTGATAATTGTACGTCACACACCTGTCAATTTGTTCAGATCCTGATTTAGGATAAAACCAATTTACTTCTGTATATAAAGAATTAGGCTCAGAATAAACAGTAGCAGCAGACTGATAATTAAGACCTAAATTTCCATTTTGAACTGTAAACACGAAATCTTCAACTAAACAAGGAAGTGCTTTAACCGTACCATCATACATAAAAAACCCACCTTCATTAGACATCCAATAAACTGCACCATTAACATAACTTGCTGCATGTTGGGCAATACAGCCACAATTAGTTCCAACTTGTCTGACACTAAATGTAAAAGGTGGGCCAACAAATTGAATAACATAAGCAGCTGAATCTGTTAGCACAAAAACATAATCTTTACCTTGTAAAGCTGCTGTAATTTTATTTCCTGTATCCAATCTAAAAGTACCTGCAGTGTTTGTAGCAGTAGGTAAATAAGTATTTAAATCTTCTTGATTAGAAAATCTTACAAACATGGGGTCTTGAGTTAAAGAATTACCAATAGTAGTCTCTGTTCCAAAATGAAATAAGTGTCTGTCTCGATCTGAAACTAATGTAAATCGAGTTGCGGTAGGGTTAGCAGAAGTAGAAAATCCTGATGTTGATGTTGAAGCTCTTACAGCTCTTGGATTAGTCGCT